TAAATAGGTTAAGTGTCTGAATGTATTGGGTTATCTGGGGTATTCAGACAAAAAGACAAAACAAAACAGAGTACAGGATGGGGGGCGTTGGGCGGCGCAAATTTACACCGAGCCATTACATTTATCTTTCCAGAAGTGCTCTCTTTTTCTTTGTCTTTTTGTCTTAATGTCTTAACCTATATAAATATATATATAAAAACAGTAACTTAGCCTTTCATGGTATTCAGACAAATAAAAAGACAAAACTATTTTGTCTAAATAGGTTGTGGTAGGGGGCAAAGCCCCCAATCCAGTGGTTTACGCAGCTTGGAATGCCGCAGCAAATGCAGCCTTGCTCACTTCAGGATGCGCCTTCATGGCACGAGCGACGAATGCTTGAAGGTCAAACTCAGGCTTGTCTGAACCCTTGTCAGTTTGGAATGCAGCTTTCCACTTTTGACCGCGCATGGATACTTTGTTGTCAGTTAAATTGTGCATCGCATTGACCGCAGAGTTTGACAGTTCAGCATCTTTGATTTTGATGCCGACGACGTTACCCGCCTTAGTGGAAAACTTTGCACCTTGGTATATTTTGCCGAACGTGCTGCGAACCAGTAGAGACGCGCTGCGATCGCCCTTGCGATCTGCGAGTTGAATAAGACGCAAGATGACAGTCGTGTCGCGTGAAGCGATCACGTGATCTACAGCGTCGCGAAACACTTTGCCCATTGTGGCACCATTGCCGATTGAACGTGAGAAAGATGTTACGGTATCTTGAACGAAATCAGTCATGTCAGTAATCCTTTTGCTAGATGACAGTTATTGCGTAATGAACGCACCAATGCGCCACGCATTACACGCGGCGCATAAATTCATTCATTGTTTGATTTTCTGTGCGAACCGTTACCCTATACCCATGAACGGCAGAACCATCACGTGCATAGGCCACAATAAGCGCATAAAGCGAACGTATCGCTAAACGGTTTTATTGTGTACTAAATCCACACCCCCCCTACTTTTTCGGTCACGGCTACCCTTTCCCGCAAACCACCCAGTAATTAGCTCAGTGGACCAAGACGCAGTGACCGCATGCATACGTCTTGACGGTATCGGTATATAGCGAGTGCGCGATTGTCAGACGCGTGAACAAGCTATTGGCACGATAAATATATCCAACGCGTAACCGTGCCGACGATCGCGTGGCCATCCCGCGCCGCGCATTTTGGCAGGAGACCCGCCGCGCGTATCGCGTTCAAGTGAATGTCAAATAACGTGGGCCAAGTGGCCTCAACAATGGCGAGGGACTAACAGGGACCGAGGGGGGGCCACCCCCCACCCAGCCCTTAGGTATCGCGTATAACCCAACCCCTATTTTTTCCATTTGTTCACGCTTTGTTCTAAACTACCCAAATTATTGACCCAAATCAGCTAACGTGTTAACACTTAATCTATGAGCAGTAACGTTTACAAAGTGATCGACCCTGAAAAGGCGGACGAATCCATCCTGTCTCCGGCCCAGATGCTTGAGATAGAGGAAGACCCGTCGAAGATAGAGACGTTTGCACGTATGTTGGGGGCTGTGAACCTCGACAACCTGTTCCGTACCATGCAGAACCCCACTATCAACCCGACGGCCCGGATTGAGTTTCAAAAAATGCTTAACAAGATGGGCAGATTGGAACCGGATACCAAAGCGGACTTGAATGGAAGTGGCCCACAAGTGGTCATCAACATAACTCGCGCCAAAGATCACTCCGATGCCATCACCATCGAAGGCCAAGCAATAGAAGATGGCGCATGAGATCAATTTTGAGGTCATAGAAAGCCTCGACGAGTTCTTTTACTCGGAAAAGTTTATCAGTTTAGCCGTTGGACCCGTTGGTTCGACGAAAACCACCGCTGGTATTATGAAAATCGAGCACCAAGCGGCGCAGATGGCCCCGAGTAAGGACGCAACTACGCGAAGTCGCTGCATATGGATGCGAAATACGCGAAAACAGCTTCGAGATACGTCAATTCCTGACTTCCTGAAGTGGATTCCAGACGGTGTGATGGGGTCTTTCCTCAAAACAGAGTACAAATTCCTCCTAAAAGTGGGAGATATTGAGTGCGAAGTGCTGTTTAGGGGGCTAGATGACGCCAATGACGTAAGGCGATTGCTCTCGCTACAGGCGAGTTTCATCATTTTTGACGAATTTAGGGAGATTCACCCCGATATTTATAATGCTGCGCAGGGCCGTGTTGGTCGTTATCCGGACAAAATGATGAACGGAGTGGGGTGTAAAACCGACGATGGACGGTCAAACGCGCACTTATGGGGGATGACAAACCCCCCGGACATGGACACTTTTTGGGAAACACTGCTCACGGAACCCCCAGATAATGTCCATGTCACCATACAGCCAAGTGGTCTCGCGCCAGAGGCTGACTGGACGCAGTTCTTACCTGATGACTACTACGACAACCTTGCGCAGGGTAAGACTGAGGACTGGATCGACGTCTATATCAACGCGCAATTTGGGAAATCATTATCTGGGCAACCTGTTTTCCGCTCCTTTGACAGGTCTGTTCACGTGGCTAAAAGCTCCATAAAGCCGATGTTTTCTGATGACCCGTTGATCATAGGCGTCGATGCAGGACTGACACCCGCAGCCGTTGTAGGACAGGTTGCATACGATGGACGACTGGTTGTGTACGACGCGATGATCTCCGATGGCATGGGCGCGTTGAGGTTCGTGCGGGAAGTCATCAAGCCACTGTTAGTAAACAAATTTCCGGGGCGTCGAGCCATAGTTATAATCGACCCTGCTGCGTTTCAGAGGGTGCAGACCGACGAGAGGACCGTCGCTGATATATGGCGTAACGAAGGGTTCATGGTGAAGCCTGCACGGACGAACGCGGTGGCTGCTAGGATCGCTGCTGTCGATGCGTTTTTAACGCGTGTCGTTGACGGGAAGTACGGGGTGGTCATGGACCCGGAAGACGCGCTGCCGCTTGTGCAGGCCATGGCGGGGAAATATCGGTATAAAATAAATACAAAAGGGGTTAGGGACGAGAAGCCTGAGAAGTCCCACCCATGGTCCGATGTTGCCGACGCGTTCCAGTATTTGTGCCTGCACGCCGACGGCGGAGAGGTGTTCGGGGGGATGTCAGACGCCGGAGAGCGGCGCGAAGTTGTCCGTGTCTCTGCTCGCGGTTGGACCTAATCTGTTGACGCGTTAGCAGATAAAGCGTATGTTGTAGGTGTATCGCACATGTGAGAAATGATATATTATGGCTATTGGTCCCGCTCTAATCCCTGTAGCGAGAGCGTCCGATTTGGAGGCTCAAGCACAGCGTGCGAACGCTGCACTACAGGCATCCCCCATGATTCAAGGCTTAGCGGCGCACGTTCGTCACCGCTGGGAGGTCATGCGAGACCATAAGCGCGTTACCGTAGAAGATCGTCTTTCGAAGTGCATACGTGCAAGGAATATGGAGTATGAACCCGAGAAACTGGCTGAGATACGCGAACAGGGCGGTTCCGAGATTTTTATGGGGATCGTTTCTACTAAGTGCCGTACTGCTACTGCATGGCTGCGCGATACGCTTCTAGGGACAGGGGCAGACAAGCCTTGGTCTCTTAGCCCGACACCGATCCCTGAGGTTCCCCCAGACGTTACTCAGGCGATGCAGCAGATCATGCAGGCGAACTTGCAGGAGTACTACGCTGCCGGAAACCCACCCGTAAGTCCAGACGAGCTACGGCAGCTTGCAGGCGGGATGAAAGACACTGCGATGCGTGCGATGAAACACGAGGCTGAGAAGCGCGTGGACCGCATGGAGCAGAAAATGGAGGACCAGCTGACCGAAGGCGGTTGGACGAAGGCTCTGTACGAATTTACGAACGACTTAGCGACGTTCCCCTATGCTGTCCTGAAAGGACCGATCCCCCGTAAACGCAAGGCGATGAAGTATGTGCAGGGCGGGTTAGCCGCTGTAGACGTGCTACGCGACGAATGGGAGCGTGTAGACCCGTACAAGTTCTACTGGTCTCCTTGGGGCGATGACATCCAGAATATGCCGATCATGGAGCTACACCACCTAACACGTGAAGACGTAGAGGCTATGCTGGGTGTAGACGGTTACGACGAGTCTGCTGTGCGTAGTTTGCTTGCGGACTTCGGTGCAGGCGGGTTCGAGTGGTTAGAGCACTACGACAGCGAGATGGAAGATGTCACCGATAAAGACTACGACGACGCGCACGATGATGTGATTGCAGCGTTGCAGCTATGGGATTCTATCCCCGGTGACCTGCTGATCGAATGGGGTATGGACGAGTCTGAGATCGAAGACCCTCAGAAATCTTACCCTTGTGAGGTTTGGATGGTTGACAACATCGTGATTAAAGCGGTGCTGAACTACGACCCTCTAGGCCGTAAACCTTATTATATTACTTCGTTCGAGAAGGTTCCGGGCAGAGTCGACGGGAACGGAGTAGCCGACCTTTGTATGGACGCCCAGAACATGTGTAACGCCGCCGCTCGGGCGTTAGCTAACAATATGGGTATCTCCTCAGGTCCACAGGTCGGCGTAAACGTGAGCCGTTTGCCAAGCGGCGAAGACATTACTCAGATGTACCCTTGGAAGATTTGGCAGTTTAAGCAGTCTGAGTATGGGGATGCGTCTCCACCCATGTCTTTTTTCCAACCAAACTCAAACGCACAAGAGCTTATGGCGGTGTTTAAGCAGTTCATGGAGCTTGCGGACGAGGTTTCAGGAATCCCACGTTATATGACAGGGCAGCATGTTCCCGGTGCAGGACGCACGTCCTCAGGGCTGTCTATGCTAATGTCAAACGCGGGTAAGTCTATTAAACAGGTTATCGGGAACGTCGATTACGACGTCATTACTCCGATGCTAGAACGTCAATATCAGCGTAACCTGCGTTACTCTGACGATCCGGATTTAATTGGTGATGTACAAATACTTGCACGAGGCGCGATGTCGCTGGTCGTTAAGGAAGCTGAAGCTGTCCGTAAGAATGAGTTCCTCCGTCTTGTTCTGGAAAGTCCGGTTGCACAACAGATTGTTGGGCCTGCGGGCACGGCTGAACTCATGCGCGATCTCGCCAGTAATCTTAACACCAATGTTGACCGTCTTGTCCCAAGTCGAGAAGAGATTCAGAAGCAGCAAGCTATAGCAGCGCAACAGCAGCAGATGATGATGCAACAACAGGCGATGCAGGAAGCTGCGAACCTTCAGGAAGACGGAACACCGATGGGAGGACGGCAGAGTAATACTGTCAGCCCACGCCCTAACGGCCAGTAAACCCTGAACTTGTTGACACGTTAACACATATAAGTTACTTTTTAGGCATGATTGACTTAAATACCGCTGAGATTCAGGCCGTACAAGCCCTCTTGAGGCTGAGAGAGCCGGGAAACGAAGCGTTACTTAGGCTAATTACGG